ATGGAACAACTTACGATTGATACCGGCCTGCGCGAATACGCGGTCAATGGCGGGCCGGAGCACGGCGGCGGAGTGCTGCGCTTTAACCCCAGCGACCCCAATGTTTACAGCCGTTTTTGCACCCTGCAAAATCAGCTACAAGAGCTGGAACAGCAGGTGCAGGCGCAAAGCCCCACTGGGACCGATGCCATACAGCTGCTGGCCCAGGCGGATCAGCGCGCCAAGGGGCTGCTGGCGGAAGTATTTGGCCCCGGCAATGATTTTGACGCCATGCTGGGCGGCACCAATCTGCTGGCGGTTGCCGGCAACGGCGAGCGGGTCATCACCAATCTGTTTGCGGCATTACAGCCCATTCTGGAAGCCGGTGCCCGCCAGTGCGCGGATGCCAAAGCCACGCTGGCCGTGCAGCAGGCCCAGGCAGCGCGCGCCGCGCGCGGGGTGCAGGTATGAGCAGCTGGCGGCTGCCCACCCGGCTGGAGGTTGGCGGAAAAGCATATCCGATTCATTCGGATTACCGCGATATTCTGGATATTCTGCATCGGTTGAACGATGCCAGCGAGCCGGAATTCATCCGCTGGCGGGTGGCCCTGGCCCTATTTTATGAGGGCGATCTGCCGCGCAGCGACTATCCGGAGGCCATGCAGAAGCTGGCAGATTTTTTGAACTGCGGGCAAACGCTGCCCCGCTCCCCTGCCCCGCCGCTGTTGGACTGGGAACAAGACGCCCCGCTGATTGCCGCCGACATCAACAAAGCCGCCGGATGCGAAGTGCGCGCCCTGCCTTATCTGCACTGGTGGACCTTTATGGCCTGGTTCAACAGCATTGGGGACGGCCAGCTGGCTACCCTGCTGCGGGTGCGCAGCAAGCTGCGCCACGGCCAAAAATTGCAGCCGTGGGAACAGGACTACTACCGCAAAAACAAAGCCATGGTTGACCTGCGCCCCCGCCTGAATCCGGCAGAGATAGCGGAGCGCCAGCGGCTGCAGCGTCTGTTGGCCAATTAAGTCCTCATAAGGAGGTAGATGCTTTTGCCAAAATCCTATGCAGGCAGCCTTCAGGTTGCCCTGTCTACACAAACAACTACCCACACCGCGCAGCAGCCGCTGAACGGCCTGCGCACTGCCCTGAAAAAAATAAGCCGCAGTGTAAACGCTGCGTTCTCCGCCGTGCCGGTGGCAAAGTTTGAGCAGCAGACCGCCGCAGCAGCAGTCAGCGCCAACAAAGCCGCCAAAGCCCAGGCCAAACTTGCCAGTGGCACCACCAAAGCAGCCAAGGCCGCCAAACGCAGCGTTGCGGAATTTGATGAGCTGGACCGGCTGCAGGCTTCTCTTGCCGAAAGTGCCGGAGCTGCGGCGGCTTCCACCACCCGCAAAAGCAGCAGCGCTGCAACAATCAAAGCCGCAGATGCCGAACCGCCACAGTTAAGTCCGCCACCTCTATTAAACCAGCAGCTGCAAAATTTCTGGGCTACATTACAGGCTGTGCTCGCCCCCGCCGCCGCGCTGTGGGATGCAGCCTGGCAGCAGATGAAAACCGCTGCCCTGACCGTTTGGCAGGATCTTTTGGGCGGCGTTCAGCTGACCTGGGCCGAGTACGGCCAGCCCATTGCCCAGAGTGCCGCCCTGGCGCTGGAAAACCTGCAAGGCATTTTTACCACCCTGTGGCAGAACGTTTTGCAGCCGATCCTTACTAACCTGATGCAGATTTTATCTACCCTCTGGTCCTCCCACCTCAAGCCCCTGTGGGATGACATCCTTTTGCTGGTAGCAAGCGTTGCCAACTGCCTGCTGGACCTGTGGAACAACCTGCTGGCCCCGGTGGCCAAGTGGATCATCGCCACGTTCGGCCCCGCGTTTGCTGAGGTATTCAACGCCATTGCGGACGTTGTTGGCGTGGCCGTTGGGGCTATTGCGGATGCCATCGATCTGGCCATTGTTGTGCTGCGTGGGCTGGCGGACTTTTTAAGCGCCGTGTTCCGCGGCAACTGGGATGCTGCCTGGCAGGCCATCGGCAACACGGTCAGCACCGTCTGGGATAAGATGACGAACGCCATCAAGACCGCCATCAATGGCATCATCGGCTTCATCAACCGGATGATCTCCGCCGTTGTGACCGGCATCAATGCGGTCATCAACGCGCTGAACGGGTTGTCGTTCGACCTGCCGGACATATTCGGCGGCGGGCATGTCGGGTTTAATATCAGCACCCTGACCGCCCCGCAGATCCCCTACCTAGCGCAGGGCGCGGTCATCCCGGCGAACCGGGAGTTTCTGGCCGTGCTGGGCGATCAGAGCCACGGCACCAACGTGGAAGCTCCGCTGGACACCATCAAGCAGGCTGTGGCCGAAGTCATGGAAGATTTGCAGGCAGGCCAGATGGCGGGCTTTGAAGCCGTTGTGGCCGTGCTGCGGGAGATCCTCTCCGCCGTGTACGGCATTGAGCTGACCGACGAGGACGTGGGCCACGCCGTGCAGCGCTGGCAGCGCAAACAGGCCATTGCCACAGGAGGTGTGTGACGTGACCCTGACCAATCTGTTCCAGATCGATGGCAAATCCCTGTACGCACCGGACTGCGACATCGAACCGAGCTATTCCGACCTGGATTCCAGCGATTCCGGCCGCGACGAAGCCGGGTACATGCACCGCGAAGTGGTGCGGGAAAAGGTTGCCACCTGGCCCATCGCCTACAGCTGCCTGACTGACGACGAATACAAGTACACTATCGGGCTGTTTGCAGGCAAGGCAACGTTTCAGTTCACCCATCCCAAAGCCGGCTCTTCCACCGAGACCGAAACCACCACCTGCTACTGCAGCAAATACGGCATCGCTTGGCATAACGCCAAGACGAAACAGTGGAAGAATTTGAAGTTTAACATTATCGAATGCTGATTGAGAGTTAGAAGGTAGGAAGTAGGAGTTGGGAGTTAAAACGGGCCTAAGGTCCGGCATTGTAGGGAACGGTCTCGACCGTTCCGGGGCTTTGGGGCGGATTCCACGACAGGATTTACCGCAGGGCGACGGGCGCACACCTTCCAACTCCTAACGAAACCCAACGGAGGTGTATACATGTATCAATCCTTCCACACTTTTTCAAGCGACACCGAGCTAAAGGACGGCTCCCTGCAGGATGCCCGCAACCTTTTGTCTCTTGCTCTATCCGGCCTGGCCGAAGCGGCCGATGAAACGACCCTGCAAACCGCCGGGGCTGCCGAATATTTTTGCCGTTACGATCTGCCGCAGTACCTCTCTGTCCTGCGCGCCGCCATGGATACGCTGGACAAGGTGCAGCAGGGTGCGCAAGCCCCGGAGGAGCGCTCATGACCACAACCGCAAAAATTGAAGAACTCCAAAAGTCCGTCATCAACGCCATCAACAACAGCTGCCTGCACCCCGCTGTGGTGCGGCTGGTGCTGCTGAACGTGATCTCGATGGTGGAAGCCAGCGAGAGAGAGGTAAACAAAAAGGAGGAAGAAGCCACAAGATGACAACACATACCATTACCCTTGCCCGCCACACTGCGCAGGTGGTTGGCCTGATGGGCGTGCTGGTGCTGGGCACCTGGGACAGTTACGGCACGGAACAGCTGCTGCTGCGCCACGGTCCGGAGTGGGAGGGCCTTGCGATTGATGCAACTTTCCACAACACGCCCAGCGATGAGGGTGTAACGGTATTGGCGGACACGGACGGCCTTGTGACCGTCCCACCGGAAGCCTGTATGCGAGCATCCAAGTACGCCACCATCACATTCCGGGGCGTGCAGGACGGTGTACAGCGCATCAGCTGCAATCTACCCTACATGGTGCTGGATCACGCGCAGGTGCCCGGTGCCAACAGCACCGCCACCCCCAGTGAGATTGCCCAGGCCCTTGCCCAGATGCAGGACCTGCGGGACGGCGCTGTAGACGCCAAAAGACACGCAGAAGCCGCCCGCGACGCCGCTGCCAACAGCGCAACCGCTGTTGCCGCGAGTGAAAAGGCCGCTGCATCGAGTGCTGTTGCCGCTGCAGGCAGTGCCGCACAGGCGGAAGCGCAGAGAACGGCGGCGGCAAAGTCTGCCAGTGATGCACAAGGTTATATGCAGACCGCAAGCGATGCGGCAACTGCTGCCAATGCAAGCGCGAAAAACGCGGAGGGGTCAAAAGCTGCGGCGGCAAGCTCTGCAACCGCTGCTGCCGCGAGTGAAAAAGCCGCTGCATCGAGTGCTGTTGCCGCTGCAGGCAGTGCCGCACAGGCGGAAGCGCAGAAAACGGCGGCGGCAAAGTCTGCCAGTGATGCACAAGGCTATATGCAGACAGCAAGCAGCGCGGCAACCGCTGCCAATGCAAGCGCGAAGAACGCGGAGGGGTCAAAAGCTGCGGCGGCAAGCTCTGCAACCGCTGCTGCCGCGAGTGCAACGGCTGCTGCCGGTGACGCTAAGACTGCCAGTGATGCTGCTGCAGGGGCAGCAGATGCAAAAGCGGCTGCGGTGGCTGCACAGAAAGATGCTGCGGTCAGCAAGGCTGCTGCCGCAAACAGTGCCGCCGCTGCCAAGGCCAGTGAAGATGCAGCTGCAAAGAGCGCGGCAGATGCCGACAGCACTGCTAACAGCATCAATAATTCCATGATGCAGATTGCCGCGAACAAAGAGGCGGTTAGTCAGCTAAAGGAAGATACCGCTGCGCTGAAGAAGCGCCAGAATGTGCTTGTTGGCAGCGAGACGGGCAACCCTATCGCCGTTGACGATGCTTTTGCCGCGCCGCTGTGTGGGCTGAATGTCTACGGCAGAAGTACGCAGGATGGCACACCCACGCCGGATGCACCTGTGCCTATCGTGAGCGCTGGTGACGGCGGGAGCGTGACGGTGAAAGCGACAGGGAAGAATCTGCTGAATATTCTTGACGGGTCAGGGACCGCTAGAGGTGTAACGGTTACTGCAAAAGATGGGTTAATATCGATTTCAGGAACGGCGACTAGTTCTGGCTACGTCAAGTTAGACATCCTACCATTTATTGCATCCGGTGTGGTGATTTTATCATCTAGCATCACATCTCCAAAAGTGAAACTTGTATCAGAAACATGGAGCGCTATTCTTTCTTCAGGTGCTGCCGATAAAATGTCTGATATGGCAACCAGAATAGTTTTCATCGTCACTCAAGGACAAACATACAATCTCACTGGCGTAAAAGTTCAGCTTGAACTTGGCACAACCGCCACCGCCTACTCCCCCTACCGTGAACAGCTCCTCACCCTGCCCACTCCCAACGGCTTACCTGGCATCCCCGTCACCTCTGGCGGCAACTACACTGACCCACAGGGCCAGCAGTGGGTGTGTGACGAGGTGGACTTGGAGAGAGGGGTGAAGGTGCAAAGGGTTTACAAGATTGATGTTGACGGCGAAAACAGTAAGTTTGAACAAAACGGCAACTACGCCAATCTTTCGACAAGAGGAATACCAATTGCCTCGTATGTCGGTGGACAACGAATATACGCAATTAGTACGTTTACTAGCTTACCGTGGTTTCACAACACGGTAAATGGATCATTCTTGTATCTGATTGCGGCTGATATTTCTGGCCAGCTCAACGAGTCTTGCAAAAAGCAGCTGGGCAAAGTCTATTACGCCCTCGCCACCCCCATCGAAACTCCGCTCACCCCTGCTGAAATTGCTGCTTACAAAGCCCTCATCTCTTATGCTCCCGACACCGTGGTGCAGGCGAGCGACGGCGCAGGGGTAAAGCTGGAATACCAGCGCGATGTGAACATTGCAATCAAAAAGCTTGAGGATGCCATTGCATCCATGACAACTACCTAAAGGAGGGAAAGCATATGGCAATTAAATCCAAAGCACGGCACGACCTGACCTTGCGCAGCATCAAGCGGGAAATCACCGCCGGACGTGATGTGGCATACTGGTTGGACAAGGCGTACACGCATCTTGACAGTGGATTGCTGACTGAAGAGGACATTGCAGAGGTGGAAGCCCTGGCACAGGCGTATTATGATGCGCTGGATGCCGAGGACAGTAAAACAGACGAGCCTACCGAGGATGCCGAAACAGTTAGCTAAAGAGGGCTTTGGCTGACTATCAAACAGAAAGGACAACAAAGCATGAGATTATCCAACGAAGACGTCCTGCTTCACTGGCCCCTGGCCCAGCACATCATCACCGCGGGCTGGCTCTACAATGATGGCAGCCTGCACCGGGCGCTGGATTTCCGCGCGGCGGTGGGCACGCCCGTGTACGCTGCGGAGGGTGGCACGGTGGAGACGGCCTACCGCTGGAACGGCAAGCGCACCCAGGGGGATACCAACAGTTACGGCAACATGATCAAGCTGCGCCATGCGGATTACCGCGGCGGCCGGCTGGAGACGCTGTACGCCCATTTGAGCAAACTCTGCGTGGCCCAGGGGGAGACGGTATACGAGGGCCAGCTGATCGGCTACAGCGGGGATACCGGCAACTGTTACGGGGCACACCTGCATTTTGAGGTGCGGTACAAAAACCGCCGGGTCCACCCTCTGAACTGGCTGGATGCAGATTTTGCGGCGGCATCTACCGCGGTGCGGCTGGGCGGCTACCAGAGCGTTGCCCGCCCGGCAGCGGAAAAAACACAGCCGGTCCAAATGCAGATGGTAACGGTGGGGCCGATTTCCAACGGGGACGCTGCCCGGCTGTATGCCCTGTGCGGGGACCTTGGCCTGGTGGAATCGGGGCTGTACCACGCCGCCTATACGGAGGTGTGAGCAGGATGGAAGCAATTCTGGTGGCGCTGATCACCGGCGGGCTGAGCCTGCTGGGGGTGGTTATCACCAACATGATGGCTGCCCGCCGCGCGGAACAGCGCATGGCCACCGCGCAGGCGGTCACGGATGCCCGCTTGGAGGAGCTGACCCGCGAAGTGCGCGCCCATAACAACTTTGCCCAGCGGGTGCCGGTGCTGGAAGAACAAATCAAGGTTGCAAACCACCGGATCGCGGACCTGGAAAACAAAACTGCTTGAAAATCACACACAGAGACATAGGAGGAAAAATCATGGATATTGCATCTTTTGGCATCGCATCCGTTGCCTGCATCACCGTTATCTGCTACCTTGCCGCAACGGCTGTCAAGCAGACCCCGCTGGCCAACAAATGGCTGCCGTCCATCTGCGGCGCCCTTGGCGGCCTGCTGGGGGTGGCCGCCATGTACATCAACGTGCCGGACTTTCCCGCCACTGATCCGCTGACCGCGCTTGCAGTTGGTATTGTTTCCGGCCTGGCTGCCACCGGCGCGGATCAGGTTATTAAGCAGATCGGCAATGACAACTGA